TGGACCTGGGTCAGTTTTTGTTTGCAGTCTATGGTGGAGGATCTTCAAATGCCATCGGGGATATCTACGTGGAATACACAGTCGCATTTAAAGACGCACAACCTGCGGGGACTTTGGTTGAGGACACTATTATCGATATAGGAGGGACGCTTACCATTAACGGCCCAGAGTACGTAACTAATTCTGACGTCACCATGACGTCTAGTTCGCTCACCTATAATGTCAACACCCCAGGAACATTCTTCTTCACACTTGCTCTGAACACAACTTCCGTGTCTAACATAACTATTTCAGGAAACGGTACGAGCATTGGCGTTATTCGTGGAGGAACACAAGTCGGGACTGGACTCTTCTCTGGGGTCCTTTCATCATCCGGCCTCCCTAACGCTACTGCGACCATCACTGTCAATGGCTTGGCGGGTCTCACACGCGCTCAGGCTAATTTTGTGCGATGCAACACAACAGTTCAATTCACCGCCTAGTCATGGAGGGGCCTCTTGAACAGACCAGTTCATGGATACTGAATACGAACAAGTCAATAAACCATGGAACGAGCTATACAAGGAAGCGACGCTAGGCAACAAGCTCAATGTCAATGTGGGGATGGAGGATGTGGAAATCCCATTACTCCCTTCAAACTACCTGACGAAAGTCCGAGTCGCGATGAGTGGCGGTTACATCACCGTCCGGAGAATCCGTATCAGGATTACCCCCTTGGTTTCAAGGAAAGCTGGAGTTTCGGGAAGGTTGTATTTAAGAGATATCACAGATACGACTGGACGGAAGCTTCATTGCACAGAGCCCTTGGATCTTGGACGGGAGATTCGATTAACGATGCAGCATCTCGACTTCTCGGTGTCAACCAAGTCGGATGTACCTATTGTATTCGGGTTCGAGGACTTAGTGTCACCGTTTCTGGAGGGTCGGGAACTCTTCAGCGTCTCATTGCGATGGCAATTCGGATTAAGCGCCAAGAGCTACAGCTTGCCACCAGCGAAGTGGAAAGTGTTATATCAAGAGGATGCCCTGAAGACGAAGCCTGTGAAGAAGGCTAAGTAGCGAACTAGACAGACTCTTCAGCGAATGCTGCTGTCTCAACTGTGTATTGTCGGAATAATTGTAACCTGTACTCATACTCGTGGTGGTACGACCCCTGACTGGTCATCAGGGACTGCGTAGGACGGGTGCTCCCCTTCAGACAGGGAGTGTTTATTGGTGAAACGACTTAAGCGTTGATGATAGTAGTACTAGCAACGGTATACCCCCATCCTTCGGGAGGGCTTTAGGGGGTGACTGGAAGCACCACCGGACAACCGGAAC